AAGTTAGGAGTTCACCAAAGATTAATTGAGGAATATATATTTTTTCTTTTTCATGTTTTTTAACAATAATACCATTACCGTCATTTAGTATAGTAATTGAATTATCTTCATTAAAATTAATTTTAATATTAGAAACTTGGATAATATTTTCTTGATCTTTAAGACCTTGTAATCTAACAATTTGATCCCGAGCATTTACTAAAATCTCATTAAAGATATTTAATAAAGCAGGAATATATTCAATTTCTTTAAAGACAATTTTATCATTATTTTTAATAGGCAGAACTTCATTAATTACATCGATACCACCGACATAAGTGTCAGGAGTGTCATAAATATGTTGTCTAAGTTCTTTCTTTTCATATTGTTCTGCCATTTTAATAATATATAGTTATTATTTTAAGTATAATAAAATTCAAATTTATATTTTTTATATTTTTATAAAAATTTATAGTTCTTTTAATAATTTATAGAATATTTGGGAAAATTATAGATATTTTTTGAATTATTTTGGAAAATTATAGATATTTTAAAAATATTTTGGAAAATTATAGAAATTTTTTGAATTAATTGAATTAATTAATTAATTTCGCCAAAATTTTTTTCTATGCTATAGTATAAAAAACAAATGGGAGGAGGATTAATGCAATTAGTAGCTTATGGCGCTCAGGACATCTACCTTACTGGTAACCCGCAAATTACTTTCTTTAAAGTTGTCTACCGCAGACACACTAACTTCTCAATGGAAGCTATTGAACAAACCTGGAATGGTGGGGCTACTACCGATGGTAGATGTACCGCCACTATTTCCCGCAATGGTGATTTAGTTCATAGAATGTATTTAGAATTAACTGCTGCCACTACTTGGGACGACCCTAATCCTGGATATCACTTTATGAATAGTGTTGAACTTGAAATAGGTGGTCAACAAATTGATAAACATTATGGTCACTGGTTAGAGGTTTTTGCCGAATTAACTCAATCCAATGAACAAGGAATCTGTTCTAATGGTGCAGCATCCAATGAGAATATTCAAACTAATTGGCAAAAAATGACAGGGACCGGTGGAGTAGAAACGGCTGCACTCAATGCCCTATTTCCCATATTATATGTTCCATTACAATTTTGGTTTTGCCGTAATCCCGGTTTAGCACTACCTTTAATTGCTCTTCAATATCATGAAGTTAAGGTAATATTAGATCACCATATAGTAGGATCAAGTACAGGTGCTGTCACTAACAAACTATGGGTTGATTATATTTACCTTGATACTGATGAACGTCGCAGATTTGCACAAGTATCTCATGAATATCTCATTGAACAGGTCCAACATCAGAGCACTAGTAGTTCGCAGAGTATGGATTTGAATTTTAATCACCCGGTTAAAGAATTAATTTGGACTGGTGCTTACACCACTACTGCCGGTAGTACTGCAAGAGCGGCAGTTACTGATGGTAATTGGAACATAAAACTAAATGGACATGATCGTATGGCAGCACGTGATCGTAAATATTTCACTAGAGTTCAAGTTTACGACCATCATACTGGTCCAGGCGGTTTATCCGCAACGGCTTCTTCGGCTGCTGCTGAAACAGCATGGAACCGAACCAATGATAGTATCGCTGTATATTCATTCGCCCTCAAACCAGAAGAACATCAACCGTCTGGAACTTGTAATTTTTCCCGCATTGACAACGCACAATTAGTGCAGACTGGATCCGCAGCGGTTCATGAAGTATATGCTATCAACTATAATGTCCTCCGTATCATGAGTGGTATGGGTGGTTTAGCATACTCTAATTAGACGTCTATTTTCCATTTTCTATTATTCATTATTTTAACCAACTTATCTAATCTTTCTTCTAAAACTTTAACTCTTTCTTGTAAATCAGTTGAATTATCAGCAACTGGTTCCGTACTTAAAATTTCTTTAACATTTTCAACAACTTCCTCAGTTGATGGCGCAGAAGGTTCTTCAGGTTCAACAGGAACTTCTGGTTCAACAGGAACTTCCGGTTCTTCAACAACTTCCTCAGGTTCAACTACTTCTTCTGGTTCTTCAACTACTTCTTCTTCTTCGCTAGAAACTTCTTCTACATCGTCAGGTGCATCATTAATTTCAACTTCGACATTAGATTCAACAGGTTCAGAGGAAATATCGGATAAATCGAGGGTATTATTTTCAGACATTTTTATATATTAACATATATTTTATTTTTAAATATTATTTACTAAATTATTTATTAACATACATACTGTCATTGGGCCAATACCTCCTGGAACTGGTGTAATATATTTAACTTTATCTATAACATCTTCATAATCCACATCCCCACATAATTTATTATTTAAATCCCGATTTATCCCAATATCTATAATAATTACATTTTCTTTTATCCAATCTTTTTTTATCATTTTTGGTTGTCCACATGCTACAATCAATATATCTGCTAATATTGTTTTTTCTTTTATATTTTCTGTGTTTTCATTACATAAAGTTATAGATCCTACTTTTTTATTTAATAACATTACTGATAATGGTAAATTAACCATACCTGATCCAATAAATACTATATTTTGTTTTTCTACACTAATATCATAATATTCTAATAATTTAATACATCCTAAAGGAGTGCACGGATAATGAACAGGTTCTTTATTCATCATAATTAATCCTAAATTATAAGGATGTAATCCATCTATATCTTTATTTATGGAGATCTCTGATAAAATATATTGTTGATTTAAATGTTTCGGTAAAGGTAATTGAACCATAATCCCATTTATAGATATATCATCATTTAATTCATTAATTTTATCGATAATTATATTTTCAGATATATCATTATTATATGAATAAATATTACATTCAATGCCTAATTCTGAACACTTTTTCTTTTTAATATTTACATATGTTAATGAATCTTGTCTATCTCCAATTAGTATGATAGATAATTTAATTAATTTATTATTATCTTTAATTTTATTTTTAATATTATTATAGATATTTTCAATTACAGGTTTACTAATTAATTGTTTATCCATAATATTTATAAAATTAAATTATTTTTAATAATTAATTTAAATTTTTATAGTTATTTTTAAAATTAATTAATTAATTAATTAATTAATTAATTAATTTCTCCAAAATTTTTTTCTATGTTATAGTATAAAAAAACAAATGGGAGGAGGATTAATGCAATTAGTAGCTTATGGCGCACAAGATATTTACCTTACTGGTAACCCGCAAATTACTTTCTTTAAAGTTGTCTATCGCAGACACACTAACTTCTCCATGGAGACTATTGAGCAGACTTTGAATGGAACACCAACTGCTTCTGGAACATCCTCCGTTACTATTTCCCGTAATGGTGATTTGGTATTTAAGGTATATGTTACGAATGATAGTGCAAGTGTAACAGATGGTACTCAAATGATTTCAAAAGTAGAATTAGAAATCGGTGGTCAAATGATTGATCGTCAATATCAAGAGTGGATGGATGTATGGAATGAATTATCTACTCCTGCATCAAAATCTTTAGCACTTAAGGCAATGCAAGGTGCCATTGTCAAACAAGCAGATAATGGGGTAGAAATGGTCCAAGTTCCACTTCAATTCTGGTTCTGTCGCAATCCTGGTCTTGCTTTACCTTTAATCGCCCTTCAGTACCACGAAGTTAAACTTAAGTTTCAGTGGGGTTCAACCGCAGGTGAGGTTGCCTCCGCTCAAGTATGGTGTGACTACATCTACCTTGATACCGATGAGCGCAGACGTTTTGCTCAGGTTTCACACGAATATTTAATTGAGCAGGTACAGAGAGAGTCTTTTACACTCGCAGAAAGCGCAAATACATTAAAACTTAACTTCAATCATCCTGTTAAAGAGATTATCTGGACTACTGTAAGCGGGGTTACTTACACTACTGCCAAACTAAAATTAAACGGACACGACCGTTTTGCTGCTCAGCAGGAAGAATACTTCCAGCTCAGACAGCCTTTTGATTACCACACGTCTGTCCCATCACAGAATTTACCAATAAATATGAATCTAGCAGTTGCCTTATCTGCAACTAGTCATGTAGCGGCCCATACAGATGTTGATGGTGATACCAAATTTCACATGGATGTCACAGCCCCGGGCACACATGGACAAATTCTATTTAATGATGGAACAGATGGTGACTTAGTTGAACCAGGTGATATTTTACAACTCAACAACACCGGCACCGCAGCAAAAGGTGGTACAATCTTAATAACAAAGAAACTGTCAAGCACTGCAACAGTTGCTGCATCCGCCACTACAGGTAGATCATTTGAATTTTTGACTTTGGCTGCGGCAGCTGGTACCCCCCTTATTACTGTCCCGGCGGCTGAAGCCTGTGCTATAAAATTAATTAGACACCAAAAATCTACTGAAAGCGGTAATGTATCCAAATTATCTAAGGGAATTAATGTATACTCTTTTGCACTTAAACCCGAAGAGCACCAACCATCTGGCACTTGTAATTTCTCTAGAATTGATAATGCACAACTTGAATT